GACTGCGGGAACGGCTCGTGTGAACGTGCTTTCCACCAGGACTCGGCCTTGGCACGGGCGTAGCCGGTGTGCTCGAAGCAAATCCATTCGCTGCGGTAGTCGTTGAGGCCGACGCGGTAGTCCACCCGCATGCTGCGCGGGTGGTCTTCCGGTGCATCACGCTTCACGTGGACGCTGTAGTGGACATCCTGCACCTCGTACTCGGTCTCAGTGACTTCGCCGGAGAGGATTCCCGCCGTTGATGCTTCGTGATCGTGCTGCTGGCGTTTAGGCGGTGGAAATTCGTATCCACATTCCGGGCAGAGGCTGTAGGCGGCATGGATCACCGCCTGACACTGCGGGCATTCCTTCGCGGGCGCTTCACCCGTGCCCGTGGCTCGTTCCTTGATCTCCAAGGCGTCGACCGGGCCGTGCCGCAAGATGTTGCCGCCAAAGTCCAGGACCAGGCAGTTCTCCTTGGACGGATGCAGCCGGAAACCCCGCCCGACCATCTGGTAGTACAGGCCCGGCGAGTTTGTCGGGCGCAGCAGGGCCACGCAGTCGATGTTGGGCGCATCGAAGCCCGTGGTCAGCACGTTGACGTTGACCAGGTACTTGAGCGTGCCGGCCTTGAACCGCCGGAGGGTTTCCGTGCGCTCAAACGGCAAGGTCTCGCCGCAGACGAAGCCGCACTCGTGGCCCATCTCGCCGAGCACCTTCTGGACGTGCAGTGCGTGCTGCACCCCGGCGGCAAAGATCAGCACCGAGTGCCGGTCTTGCGTCTGGTCGACGATCTCCCGGCAGGCCGAGCGCACCAGGGAGTCATCATCCATCAGCGCCTCGACCTCACCAGCGATGAACTCACCGCCCCGGATGTGCAATCCAGACGTGTCCACCTTGCGCCGGCCCGCCTTGGTCTTGAGCGGACACAGGTAGCCCTGCACGATCAGCTCGCGCACGCCGACCTCGTAGCACACGTGATTCAGCAGATTCTCAGGCCCGCAGATCATGCCCGTCGTCATGCGGTACGGCGTGGCGGTCAGGCCGATCAGCCGCACGTTGGGGTTCACGATGCGTGCTTCGGACAGGAACGTGCGGTACATCCCTTCGCCATCCGGCGGGAGCATGTGCGCTTCGTCAATCAGGATCAGGTCGAAGCGATCCAGTTCAGTCGCCCGGCGATAGACGCTCTGGATGCCCGCCACGATGATCGGGTGCTCGGTGTCCCGGCTCTTGGGGCCTGCCGAATAGATGCCGATCCGGTTCCACAGGTCCGGAGCCATCGCGTGGAGCTTGTCCGCCGCCTGCTCGAGAAGTTCCTTCACGTGCGCGAGGATCAGCACGCGACCGTCCCACTGCTGGACAGCATCGCGGCAGATCGTGGCCATCACCGGCGTCTTGCCCCCGGCCGTGGGGATGACCACACAAGGGTTGTCATCCCGCTTACGCAGGTGGTTATAGACGGCGGCGACCGCCTCGGCCTGGTAGGGTCGAAGCTGCATCACCATGTCACCACCGCCGTCAGTGTTGCCGCCGCCAACCAGTAGATGATCCTGCGCCAGTCGCCGGCGGGCACGTAGGCCGCTGCGGCGCAGACGTCAAGGATGATCAGCAGCGTGGGAAAGAGCTTCTGCATATTTAGTTCAGTTCCGGATTGAAGGGGTGCATTTCGCTCCCGCAGACCGGACAACGCCGCAGGGGCAGATCCACGACATCCACCAGCAGCCGGCCTTCGGGCACCACCTCGCGCCGGCGCGTGATCAGTAGGTCGATCTGGCTGTCGTCCTCGTAGACGCCCGCGTGCTGCAGCGCGTCGAGCACGGGTTTTTGCAGGTTGTCCAGGTCACGCCGTCGCCGATCGGGCGGGAAGGCGTCCATCGCCAGCGCGATGCGGCCGCCAGAGGGCGGCTTGCGGGGGCCGTTGCCGCCGCCCCGGGCCAGGAGGGCGCAGACGCTGGCGCGGAACGTCCGGCCCTCCCGGCTGATCAAGGTGCGCGGCCCGACCCGACGCCAGTAATGGTTCACGCTGGGTGGGTACGGAAGAGTCATCACCACGGCGGCCTCCTTATCGCTTCCACGGCGGGGTGTTGCTGGTCACCGGGGCCTGCTGCGGCTGGCCGGTGCTGGCGGTCTTGGCTTCGTACCCCTTGATCTCGTTGGTTAGCTCGCCGGTGTCCTCGCGCTTCTTGAGCTTGACGGTGATCAGCAGCGGGATGTTGTGTAGCTCGACGCTGTCGCGTGGCTGCATCACGCCCACCGCGTGGCAGATGGCCGAGAGTTCCGATCTGGCGATCTTCACCGCCGTGGCGTTGGGGTTGTTGAGGTTCAGCCGCGCCCAGAGGACGCGGTTTTTGAACTCGCCCTCGAGGATCGTGAACGCCAACTGCAGGTAACTCCCGCTGCCGTTCTTCGTGGACTTCATCTCGCTCTCGGTGATGGCGGCGAGGTACTTGCCCGCCGGCAGCGGCTCGAAGTTGCTCGTCGGTTCGACTTCGTGAGCGTTGAATCCGTTGAGGTTTGCCATGTTCAGTGCTCCTTGCGGTTGGTATTCTGCTCAGCGCCGACCAGACGCAGGTGCGGCTGGGCGACGGGTTGCGGTTGCTCGGTGAGGGCCTGCATCAGCGCGGGCCATGAGAGGGGAAGTTCGGCCGGCAGGCCGTAGCGGTTCTTGGCCACGCACGCGGGGCTGCCGACGGTGCGGAGGATGCGTTCGCCCCCATCCTTGCCCAGGCCGGCGGCGATAGTCCGTTCGCGGCCAAAGCCGCCGTCCTCGGTCTTGGTGATGATCTTCCGCGTGGCAAACAGCACTGCATCGGACCACTCGGTCAGCAGCGCTGTCACATGCTTGTGCAGGCGCGGGGAATAGCGGTCGTAGGCGGCGTGCTCCGGGTCCTCGAACTTCTCGACCTTCGCGTGGGCCAGGAGGATCACGCACATGCCGCGCTGGTTGCGAAGCGTGCTGAGGTCCGCCAGCAAACGACGCCAGTGGGTCAGGGCGTGGATGTAGCCGCGGGCATAGCCGCCATCGACCTTCTCGATGCTGCTTGCGCCATACTGCTCACAGAGCGCATCCCACACCAGGCGCTCCAGCCAGTCGGCCGAATCGATGACGACCGTCTCGAAGTCGTGCTGCTCAGTGATCAGCGCCCGCAGCGCCGCTTCCACATCGGCAAGGCTCTTGGCCAGCGGGAAGCTGGCGCAGTCAATCTGGTCTAGGCCGTCTTCGGTGGGGATGAAGATCGGATTGGGTGCCTGGGCAGCGGTGGTCGACTTGCCGATGCCCTCGGTTCCGTAGATCAGCAGGCGCGGCGGGGAGTGCCTGCGCCCACGATGAATCTGCTCGATCATGGTCATGCGTGTTTCTCCGTGGCTTAGTTGAGGTACTGGGGCGGAAGCCAGGTCATGGCCCGGCGGCCAGAGACGGTGCAGGCGCGGCACGGGCCGTTGCGGACCAGCTTGTCGGCCCGCAGTTCGGGCAGGCGCTTGTGGGCCTTGATGCCGATTCGGGCCTCGATCTCGCGGGCGGTCAGGCCCGGCTGGCGTTTCACAACCGCTAGGCACAGATCGCGGTGGCGCTTGGCGCAACCGCAGGACTGCACATGCCGACCGGCCAGCGCCGAGGTCGGCGGATCGCACTTGCGATAGTTGCAGATCATTTCATAGCTCCTGATTGAAGGTTCGTGGGTCACACATCTCGTCACGCTGACCAGCGTGTGAAAACCAATGGCAGGTGCGGGAGTCGAACCCGCGTCCCGAGGCTTATGAGGCCTCGGGCAAACCCGGTCCTGCCAGAAGCGCCCGAGGGGTGGCCGCCGCGTGATGGGACTCGCCACAAGCCGCTCGGGCGTGAAGACATGCCCATGCCACGTCCAGCACGCGAATCTCCTCGTAGCCCGTGGGCCACTGATCCTTCTGGCGACAGACCAGCAGCCGACGGATCGCGGCCTCGTTCTCGCGCTGCGCGATGGCCAGCGTGTCATCGCTGACGCGCCATACCCTGCAGCGGAAAGGTTCCTTCTTCTCGACGGCAATCAGGTGGACCGGGACCATCTGGCCGCCGATCACCTGGGCCAGGACGGCCCGGTAGAACGCCATCTGCCGGTGATAGCCGTAACGCCGGGCGTC